CTGTAGGTGGTATCAGAATGACTATTAGGTGTATGTACGAATATCAAGCTGGAACACCATAGGAGATAAAATGAAAACAGAAAAGTTAATAGATAAGATTGAAAAAAAAGTTGAACAAATAGAAAAGATGCACGACAAGGAATCTATTCTTTGCGAAGAAGTTAAAGATTTACTTGCAGAAATTAGAGAAAATTCAGAAGAAGAAGTCGATCAAAATTGGGAAGAAGACGAGGACGATATAGAAGAAGAAGATTTTGACGAAGATGAGATTGACGAAGAAGAAGATAAGTAGTAAAAGGAATTATGGCTAAAGATATTAAATTATTTAAGAATGGACATGAAGTTACTATTAACGAAAGTCAACTTGATAATTTTCTAAAGCTTGGTTGGAAACTTGAAGAAGAAAAACCAAAGTCAAAACCGAAATATAAACCAAAAGAAGATAAAGGAGAATAAACATGGCAACTCATCATGGAAAAGAGGGTGTTGTTACTGCTGGTGGAACTGCGATAGGAGAACTTACAGGTTTTACTATTGAGACTACTGGAGACGTAGTAGAGGATACTCAATTATCAGATTCTGAAAAAACATTTTTAGCTGGAAGAACATCTTTTTCTGGTACTTTAGAAATGCACTATGACGAAACTGATGCACAACAAGAAACATTAACTGCTGGAAGTTCAATTTCATTTGTATTATTACCAGAGGGTAATACTTCAGGAGATCAAAGCTTTACAGGTTCTGGTATTATTACAGGTATGTCTATCAATAATACTATGGACGGAATAGTTTCAAGAAGTGTAACTTTTCAAGGAACAGGTTCATTAACTAAATCTACTGTCTAATATTAATTTATGTCAATTATAGATAGTGCTAAAGCACATTTTGAATCTTTAGGTATTCAATCTATAGAAGTTCCTGAATGGAAAGATGAACATGGAAATCCAAGTAAAATATATTGGAATCCAATAAATCTTTACGAAAAGAATTTACTTTTTAGAAAATCAGATAATATGTCTGATGTAAGTATTCTTGCAGACATTTTAGTGATGAAAGCTTTAGATAAAGATGGAAACAAATTATTTAAAGCAGAAGATAAACTTGCTTTAATGTATAAGGTTGATTCTGATGTTTTGTCTAGGGTCGCTACCGCTATGGTTCAAGTTCTGTCACCTGAAGAAGTAAAAAAAAACTAAAATCCATTCCTGAATTAAAAAATTTACTTATCGTTGCTGATAGGCTAAAAATAACTTTATCTGAACTTTTAAAAATGGAAGTTTGGGAATATAATCATTGGCTTGGGTATATGATGATTGAACAAGAACAATACGAAGCCGAGATGAGGAAAGCAAAGCATAGATAATGGCACAGAATTTATTATTAAATATCATAGCAAAAGACAAAACTAAACAAGCCTTATCTGGAGTACAAGCTGGACTAACTCGTTTAAGATCATCTATATTCTCTATTCAATCTGCTTTAGTTGGTATTGGTGGCGGTCTTGCAATAAGATCATTAGTAAATGTTGGAAGCCAAGTAGAAAATTTAAGTGCAAGATTTAATTTCTTATTTGGTAATGTAAAAGAGGGAACTAAAGCTTTAGATACTTTAACAGACTTTGCTTCTAAAGTTCCTTTTTCTTTGGAAGAAATATCATCAGCATCAGGTAATCTAGCTGTAGTTTCAAAAGATGCAGAAGATTTAAATAGAATTTTAAAAATTACAGGTAATGTTGCATCTGTAACTGGTTTAGATTTTCAAACAACTGCAACACAAATTCAAAGATCATTTGCTGGTGGTATTGCATCTGCCGATATTTTTAGAGAAAGAGGTGTTAGAGCATTATTAGGATTCCAAGCTGGAGTTAATGTAACAGCAGAAGCTACAATTAAAAGATTTGAAGAAGTATTTGGTGAAAATGGAAGATTTGGTAGAGCAACAGAAGTTCTAGCAACAACATTTACAGGTACTCTCTCAATGCTTGGAGATAAATTATTTAAGTTTAGATTACAAACTAATAAAGCTGGATTTTTTGATTTTGTAAAACAAGGACTTGTAGATGTTAATAAACTTATCGAAAAGAATGATGAAAACCTACAAAAACTTGCAGTAGCATTTTCTGATAATTTAATAAAAATAGTTAGAGGTATTTTAATTGGAAGTGCATCAATCATAGATGCTATCAAACCTGTAATATCTTTTGTTGGAAATGCGATAACAGGATTATTTGATATTTTTGCATCATTACCACAAGGAGTTAAAACATTTGGTTTGATTGGTTTTTTAATGTTAGGTGGAAAAGGAAAACTATTAGCATTATTTATTGGTGGAATATTAGATAAGATAAGATTTGGAATTGGAACTTTATCTGACACATACGCATCATTTTTAGATAATTTAAGTCAAGGTTTAAGATTTGTAAGAATAATATCAGAAGAACAATTTAAAAACGCACAAAGAGTTGCAGAAGAATTTAAGAAAACTGCTGAAAGATTAAAAACACCTATGAAATCTTTAAAAGAAGATTCAAAAGATTTTTCAGATAATATGGGAAGTTCTGAAAGAGCAATAAGAAAATTTTTAGATAATCTAGAAACTAACGCATCAGCATCTAAAAAACAATTAAAAGAATTATTTGAAGAAATAGAAAAAGCTAAAAAAGAACAAGAAGCATTAAAAAGTGTTTTTAGTGAAACTGCTACAACAATAAAAGATGGAATAACAAAACCATTAGAAGATTTAACAGATATTTCTAAACAAGTTACAAATGTTTTAAACATGGGTATAAAAGGTTTTTCAAGAGGATTGGCAGAAGCTTTAGTTATAGGTAAAGATTTAAAAACTACATTTAAACAAATAGGTCAAACTTTAATGACAGAAATATTAGCAACTACTATAGAAATTATTGCAAGAAAAACTGTCGAACTAGCTTTAGAAAAAGCAATTTCAAAACAAAAACAAATACAAGCTTTCTTTTCTGGAATAGCTGGATTCTTAGGACTAGGTGGATTGTTTGGTGGTGGAAGTTCTAATCTTATGGGGATTGGTTCTAAAAAAGGTTTTTTTGGAATGGCAAAAGGTGGTGCAGTTGCAAAAGGTCAACCAGTTGTAGTAGGTGAAAGAGGTGCAGAATTATTTATTCCAAATCAAACAGGTCAAATTACACAATCTGCTAGAGGTATAGGTGGAGAGGGTATAAATGTTAATTTTAACATCAACACAGTAGACGCATCAGGATTTGAAGATTTACTATTTAGATCAAGAGGTGCTATATCATCTTTAATAAATCAAGCAGTAAATGAACAAGGTAGAGGGTCAGTAGTATAATGTCAGGTGCGTTTCCAATATCAAATTCTAAATTCTCTACAATGGGAATTAGATCATCACAAAATACAATTCTTTCATTAACAGATAGTGGTAAAAAATTATCAAGACAAATTGATGGCCAAAGATTTGGTTTTACTGCAAAGATTATTACTGCAAAGCGATCTGATGTTTATGGCGAGTTGATGGGCTTTATAATGAAGCAAAGATCAGGCAAAGAAAATTTTACAATAGTTCCACCGGAAGTAAAAGATGCTAGAGGAAGCGAAACAGGAACAGTATTAGTCAACGGCTCTCATACTGCTGGAGATACTACTATCGCTATGGACGGATTTGCTAGTGATACTGCTGGTGCTTTAAAAACAGGTGACTTTATAAAGTTCGCTAATCATTCAAAAGTATATATGGTTGTAGCAGATGTAACTCCTAGTTCTAATTCAGCAACAGTTACAATAGAACCACCTTTAGTTTCTAATCTAGCAGATAATGAAGCAGTAACTTACGATAGTGTCCCATTTACAGTATATTTAACAAATGATGTGCAAGAATTTGGTGCAATAGGTTCAGATGCGTCAGGAAACTTATTGTATCAATTTGAAATAGATGTTGAAGAAGCCCTTTAATGAAAAAATATAAAATCACGCACTTAGTAAGTGCCGAGTTTGTTGCAGAAGCTATTGTTACAGAAGATCAAATAGACACCAATAAGAATGATCTAAAAGACTATAAGAAACCTGATAGCAAATTTAACTTTACTATGTTAAAAGGGTCGGAGAACATAATTAGAACAACTTACGAGGAACATGACGAGAAGCTTAACGACAGCAGTAAAGAACCAACTAGCAACAAATGATATTAGACCCGTACACCTTATCACCATTGGTTTCTCTACTCCTGTTAATATTACTGACTGTTCTTTTTCGTTAACTTCTTCCGTTTCTGGCTCATCAGTAACTTATGATGCAAGTGATTTTGTTTTAGATATATCTAGTTTTAACGAACAAACCGATCTTACCAAAGGTACATTAAACCTTATATTATCTGGTGCTAATACAACTTATATTGCAGTAGTTCTAAATGAAAATGTAATTAATGATGATGTAACTATTTATAGAGGAATATTAGATAGTAACAATTCACTCATTGCTGACCCTATATTATTATACAAAGGTACAATAGACGGATTTGATATTAATGAAGATCAAACATCAAGTTTATTAAATTTAAAAGTCGTATCTCATTGGGCAGATTTCGATAAAAAATCTGGTCGTAAAACTAACAATACATCACAGCAAAGATTTTTTAGTACAGATGTTGGAATGGATTTTGCATCAGAAATGGTACAAGATATTAAGTGGGGTAGAAAATAATGCAAGAAATTATTAATTTTTATAAAACTTTTGACAGATACAATGATTGTGATGATGAAATAATATCAGAACAAATTGAACAATGTTATAAAAATAATCAATTTAAAGTATTTAAAGAAAACAACAAAATATATGGATTTGTTAATTGGGCATATTTAGATGATGAAAGTTTAAATTATTTTTTAAATACAGGAGAGATAGAAGATTTTAATTGTGGCAAAAATGTTATCCACTTAGATTTATTAGCAAAAAAAAATATAAAACAAATATATAAATGGTCGAAAAAAAACCTTGCAGAAAAAATAGGAGTTGGAAACAAAACACAATGGATAAGACTTAATAAAGATAATGGAATTAGAAATATAGTTTATAAAACTATAAAGGAGTCTTGGAATGGGTAAGCCGTTTAAAAGAGCAAAAAGAACAGTAAAAAAAGGTATATCAGGTTTAGTAAATTTAGGTAAAAAAATTGTTAAAACTGCTGTTAATGTAGTTCAAAAAGCTGTCTCTTGGATTACTCCGTCATTTCCTACTTTTGATGCTTCGTTTGGCGATACGCCAATGGATAACTACGAACAAGGTTTATTACTAAACAAACAATCAAATGATGCTTCTATTCCTGTCATTTATGGTGAGAGAATGTTAGGTGGAACTCGTGTATTTTTAGAGTCATCAGGAAGTCAAAACCAATCACTTTATATGGCATTAGTTTTATGTGAGGGCGAAATTCAATCTATCGAAGAAATATATGTTGATGATAGATTAGTTACTTGGACAGGTGCATTATCACATGGAACTCAAGTAAATTCTAACGATTCTTATTATAGACGTAGTGGTGTTTCATATATTCAAGTTCAACCTTTTTTTGGAACAGATACGCAATCATCATCAAGTCTTTTAAGCACATTATCATCATGGGGAAGTAACCATACTTTATCTGGTGTTTGTTATCTTGCTTTTAGATTTTTATGGAACCAAGATGTATTTGGTGCAATTCCACAAGTAAAAGTAAAATTAAAAGGGAAAAAAATAGTAACATTAAATTCATCTTTAGTTGAGTCTAGTGAAACATATTCAACCAATCCAGCATTTTGTATTTTAGATTATTTAAGAAATACAAGATACGGAAAAGGATTAGCAACAACAGATATTGATTTACAAAGTTTTTATGATGCGTCAGTTGTTTGTGAAACACAAGTCACACCATATTCTGGTGGTAGTGATATAAATATATTTGATACAAACTATGCTTTAGATACAGGAAGAAAAGTAATGGAAAATTTAAGAGAGTTAGTAAAAGGTTGTCGAGGTTACTTACCTTATACACAAGGTAAATATAAACTAATTATTGAAACAACAGGTTCAGCTTCAATAACTTTAACCGAAGATAATATCATTGGTGGTTATGTACTTTCAAGCCCAGAAAAAAATTCAAAATATAATAGAGTTATAGTTTCATTTATTAATCCAGATAGAAACTTCCAAGTCGATCAAGCACAATTTCCACCAATAGACGATAGTGGCCTTGCAAGTGCAGATCAACACGCAACAATGAAAACTGCTGATGGTGGAGTTTTATTAGAGGGTCGTTTTGAGTTTCCTACATTAACATCACCATATCAAGCAGAAGAAATGGCAGAAATTATTTTAAGAAGATCAAGAGAGTCTTTAGCATTACAAATAACTGCTGATTTTAATGCTTATGATTTAGCAATAGGTGATATTTTAGGAATTACCCACACATCATTAGGATTTTCAGCTAAAAATTTTAGAGTGTTATCTATGACTTTTAACGAAGATTATACTATATCGTTAAATTTAGTAGAACATCAAGACTCGCACTATACTTTTGCATCTAAAACACAAGTTGCTTCTACACCTACAACAACTTTACCAGACCCATTTACAACAATAGATTTATCAGAAGCTCTTGGTGCAACACCTTTAGTTACAGATGAAATAATTGAATACAATGACGGAGTAATTATAACTAAAATGACGATTATTTTATCTGATTTATCACTTTTTACTGACTCATTTTTTGATTATTACGAAGTAGAAATATCAGAAGATGGTGGATTAACATATAATCAAGTTGGCTCTGGTAAAAATACTGTTTTTGAAGTTTTAAATGTTAAAGATGATGTAACTTATAATGTAAGAGCAAGATATGTAAATACTGCTGGAGTAAGATCAAATTATGTTTCAGTAGATCATACAGTAGTTGGTCAATCTGCACCACCAAGTAATGTTCAAAACTTTTCTATAAATGTTGTCGGAGATCAAGCAGTATTGTCATGGGACGCTGTAACGGATTTAGATTTATCTTATTATGTAATTAAACATAGCCCAAACACAACAGGTGCTACTTGGATTAATTCTAAAAATATAATTAATAAAATTGCAAGACCAGCAACCACAGCAACTGTACCTTTTCAGACTGGGACTTACTTAATCAAAGCAGAAGATAAAAGAGGTAATCAATCTATTTTAGAAACATTAATTGTATCAAATATTTCTACTGTTAATTATGTTTTTGAAACTACAATAAATGAACACACAGCATTTTCTGGCTCTAAATCAAATGTAGAGGTAGTTGTAAAAGACTCTGTCAATCATATTGGTTTAACTGCAACAGGAACTTTAGGTGACCCAAATTCATCTGTACCTAGTTCTGGTACTTATGACTTTGCAAATACAATCACACTACCAGCTAAATTTAAAACTAAATTTGACTCAACAGTTGTTCAAACTATTGAAAATGTAGCTGAATATATTGATACAGGTAGACCAAATAGTTCAACTTTAATTGATGACGGAACACCAGACCCATTTGACGGAAGAACTGCACAAAATAGTAACACAACATTACAAATTGCAACAAGTGATGATAATGTAACTTTTAGTTCATATCAGAATTTTACAACAGGTGAATTTGAGGGAAGATATTTTAAATTTAGAGCATTACTAACATCAGCAGATCAAGATAGCAGAACTTTAGTAAATACTTTATCTGTTACTGCTAGTCTTCCTGAAAGAACTGAAAGCGGTGCTGATATATCAAGTGGCACAGGTGGAAAAGTAATTACATTTAATAACGCATTTAGATTAAACCCAGCAATTACTATTTCTGGACAGAATATGCAAACGGGAGATTTTTTCACAATCACAAGTAAAAGTACATCTGCATTTACTATTGAATTTTTTAATTCCTCTGGTACAAGTATAGACAGAACATTTGATTTCCAAGCAAAAGGAGTAGGTCAAGTAATACCATAATTATGTCACAAGTAACACAAATAGCAGTAGATAACCAAACATTCGCAACATTTAGGACGACACTCAATAGTAGTCTTAACGCATTAAACACAGGTCATTTAGGTTCATCAAGACCTAGTTCTGCTGTCGCTGGAACAATCTGGTTAGATAATTCTGCAACAAATACTATTGCTATGAAACTGTTTGACGGAACAGACGATTTAACTTTATTTTCAGTAAATACATCAACCAATGCTATAACACTTCCAAGTGGCGTTTCTATTACAGAAGTTGACCCAAGTGCTATACCATTTGCAATCGCTTTAGGGAGTTAATAATGGCAAACAATTTTAATGATGCACAAGTTAGTTTATCAGATGCAACTTTAACAGATATTTATACAGCAACAAATAAATCACTTGTTATTGCTGGAACTATTTCAAACACAGGTGGAACTGCAATAAATGTAGCTTTAAAAAAATATGATAATTCTGCAACTGCTGGAAAATTTATATTTAAAGATTTACCTTTACCAGTTGGTTCTTCAATCGAACTTCCAAAAGTGGTTTTACAAACATCAGACAAAATTCAAGCACAATCAGATAATTCTAGTGGTAACGCAGATGTCCACTTACAACTATTAACAGATGTAACATAAGGAGATTAAATGTCCTCTTATCTAGGTAATATCCCATCTAACAATTTTGTAAGTTTAAAACGTCAAGTAATTACAGGAAATGGTGGTGCATCTTACACTTTAGATTATTCAGTTGCATCAGTTAATGATGTTGCAATTTTTGTAAATAATGTCCGACAAGACCCAGCAAGTTATTCAATCTCTACAACAAGTTTGACTTTAGGTGGCACAATTTCCTCTAGTGACTCTTGCTATGTACTTTTCTTGGGACAGGGAATTCAAAGCGTAAAACCCGCCAATAATACAATCGTTAATGATATGATAGTTGACGGAACAATAGCTGAAAGCAAATTAGCAAGTGGTGTTAATACAATCACAATGGCAGACCAATGGAGATTAACTGCTAGTACAAATTCTGGAACTGATGCAGATGTTACTTCTAATTGGGAAAGAAATGATAGTACTAATTATGGAAGAATTGGAACAGGCTTAACAGAAAGCTCTGGAATATTTAGTTTTCCTTCTACAGGAATATATTTAATTATTTTTACAGGCACATTTACTATTGCTTCTGGAGAAAGACAAGTAAGGCTTATGCTTCGTACTACAAATGATGATACAAATTATTATGATGCTGCAGATGTAATTTGTACAAATAGAGGTGGTTCTATTGCTGATGCATCTAGCAGTAGTACATTTATGTTTGATGTTACAAATACTACAACTCATAAATTTAAATTCGAAACTAAATCCTTTTCATCAGGAAGTGTATTAGTTGGAAACACAAATTATAATGAAACTTGTTTTAGTGTTTTAAGAATGGGAGATACATAAAATGGATAGAGATTATTTTCAAAATGCACTTCATACTTTCAATGGTGGCAACTGGTACGGCTGGAAAACACATGACGACAATGGAAATAAAATTCCTAACGAAGATCGTATGCAATACCAATACATTAAGATTATTAAAGATGGTGCAACTATGCCAACTGAAGCAGAAGTAAATGCAAAGATACAAGAATTAAAAGATGCAGAAACACAAAAAGAAACAGACGCATCAACAGGCAAACAAAAACTAAAAGACTTAGGTTTAAATGACGCTGAAATAAAAGCGTTGATAGGAGTATAATATGCCACTTAGTAAGATACCAAGTGCTGGATTTCAAGACAATGTTAAATTTCGTAACCTTGTAATTAATGGTTCAATGGACATAGCACAAAGAGGAACTTCAAAAGCTAGTGCTGGTGCTGGTTATCATACAGTTGACAGATGGAGAATAGGTACTGGTGGCTCTCATGTATTTACTATGAGCCAAGATACAGATGTTCCGTCTGCTCAAGGTTTTGCAAAAAGTTTAAAACTTGCTTGTACTACTGCAAATGCTTCGCCATCTGCTGGAGACCAATTTCATGTAGGAACAAGATTTGAAGGTCAAAACTTACAATTTTTAAAATATGGAACTTCTTCTGCTGAAACTATGACTTTATCATTTTGGGTTAAATCTAACAAAACAGGAACATTAACAGTTAGAGCATATTCGCATGATAGCACTAGAAGTTTATCTCAATTTTATACAATTAATTCTGCTGACACATGGGAAAAGAAAATTTTAACTTTTAATGGTGATACAGTTGGAACTTTAGATAATGATAATGCACTTTCAATACAATTAGATTGGTTTATGTTATTCGGAAGTAATTACACATCTGGAACTGCATCTAATGATTGGCGTAGTTATGATGCTACTAATGATGGTGTTAATCATACAGTTAATTTAGCAGACAGCACATCTAATTATATCAACATTGTTGGCATACAATTAGAAGCTGGAACAACTGCATCTGATTTTGAGTTCTTGCCACATGATGTGAATTTATACAGATGCTTACGTTATTATGAAAAAGCTTTTGATTTAGACGTAACTCCAGCAGAAGGTGGAGAAACTCCTTTTTCTGGTGGTCAACTTGGTGTTATTGGATATGTAACTAATACAGCAAGAACAAATGTAATATTATTCAAAGCTGATAAAAGAGCTGATCCAACAATAACAATATATAGAGGAAATAATACTACCAATGGTCAATTCGGATATTGGAATGGTAGTTGGCAAAATGGAAGTAATTCATTGCTTCAAAAAATTACTAATAAAGGTTTTGGTGGTCAACTAAATGGTACGTTCAATCAATTTTCTGTTTATCTATTAGCTTTTGGTTGGACAGCAGATGCGGAGTTATAATTATGTTTGAAAAAGAAAATATAGTTTCAGTAGAAAAAAGTTATGATTTGTTAGAAAATACTTTTTGTAGCTTTAAGGTAACATATAACACAGACAAAGTTTGTCATGTTCCAATAAACGAAGCAAACACAGATTACCAAGCAATAATGGAATTTATAGCAGATGGTGGAACTGTTATTGATAATCCACCAGAGGAGACACCATAATGGCATATTTAGGTAGAGGAATTGAAAACTTATCAGATAGAGTAGTGCTTGATAGCTTAACTGCTAGTGCTACTGCTAGTTATACCTTACAATTAAATTCAGTTAATTTTGTACCAAGTAGTGCTGAAAGTTTAACTGTATCTTTAAATGGTGTTATTCAAGCACCAATAAGTTCTTATACTGTATCTGGCTCAACGCTTACTTTTGCTTCAAGCCTGTCGGCGTCAGATAGTATTGATTTCATCATAGCTGAGAGGGGTATTACACTTGCCACTCCTAGTGCTGGTTCAGTTGGAACATCACAGTTATCAAGTGGTGCTGTAACTAATGATAAAATATCTGCTACTGCTGGAATTTCTACAACAAAACTTGGTACTGGTGCTGTGTTGCAAGTAAAACAAACAATTATGTCTGGTAATGGTGTTTCAACAACTTCGGCTTATCCTGTTGAAGTTTCTGGTTTAACAGTTTCTATTACACCAAGCTCAACAAGTAATAAAATTTTAGCAACATTGGAATGTTGTGTAGGTGTAAACCTAGACTACTGGGTATTTGCTGGTATTAGGAGAGATAGCACAGACTTAGGAAGACAAAGAACTTCTCCTAAATCTGGTTCTGGTGCGCCACAAGATTTAATTCCTGTTTCAGTAACAATACTTGATAGTCCATCATCAACATCATCTTTGACGTACAAGGCTATTTTTGGTGGTCACACAAGTGGTGCAACAGCAACTTTTAATTATAGACCAGACCACAGTTCATCAACAACTGGTTATTCTGCATTAACTGTAATGGAAATAGCTGGATAGGAGAAATTAATTATGGCACTTATAACTTTAAATAAATTAGCTTTACCTACTGGAAATGTTATCCAAGTAAAATCTGCTTTTCTTAATTTAACTGCTGTCAATACTTCATCAACATCTTTTGTAGCAACTGGTTTAAGTGTTTCGATAACACCTAGTTCAACATCAAATAAAATATTTTTAAGTTTACAAGGTGGTGCTATGTATAATACCACAACTGCATCAGTTTCTCAAAAAGTTACAATTTATAGAGATAGCACAAATCTTGGAGATAGCACTCATGGACTTTCAAGATTTTCATCACCAGGTGGTTCATGGACAATAGTACCTCATTCTATAAGTGTATTAGACACTCCAAGTTCTACATCAAGTATAACTTATGAAGTTTATTTTAAAAATGATGATACTTCGGCAACAGTACAATTTTCATCTGGTGATAGAGGTTATCCAACATTAACAGCATACGAAATAGTAGGATAAAATTTAGGAGGTAAATCAATATGGTAGATATAGCACAAGCAATACAATCATTAGACAGTAATGCTCAATTCGTTATTAATGGTACGCCAACTAACGAAGCTGAATATCAAGAACAAGTTAAATATGTTTCTGGTGTAGATGAAAATGGTTCAGCTATTTTTTCTGATACGCAAACATTTACTTGGTCTGAAGTTTCAGCAAAGCAAACTGAACTACAAGCTGACTATGATGCTAAACAATATCAAAGAGACAGAGCCGAACAATACAAATCAATCGCAGACCAATTAGATATGATGTATTGGGATAATGTAAATGGCACTACTACTTGGAAAGACCACATAGCACAAGTCAAAGCTGATAATCCAAAAGAATAATGCAACTAACTCGTAATTTTTCTTTATCTGAATTAATTAAATCTGATACTGCAATCAGATTAGGCATAAGTAACAACCCAAACCAAGATCAGATTGAAAAGTTAAAATTACTTTGTGAAAATATACTGCAACCTGTCAGAGATCACTTTGGTAGAGTTACAGTAACATCATGTTTTAGAACACCAGAATTATGTTTAAAAATAGGCAGTTCAGTTGAAAGTCAACATTGTAAAGCTGAAGCCTGTGATTTTGAAGTTATAGGTGTAGCAAATGCAGAAGTTTCAGATTGGATACATAAAACTTTAGACTATGACCAATTGATACTTGAATATTGGACTCCAGAAGAAAAAAATAGTGGGTGGGTTCATTGTAGTTACATTGAAGAAAATTCACGAAAGCAATACTTGAGAGCATTTAAAGAAAATGGTAAAACAAAATATAAACCAATAATAGGAACAGCAATATAAGGAGAAATACTATGCCAAGACACTACGGAAAAAAACACATGAAAAAAGGTAAAAAAGGCAAAGGCAAAAAGAAAAAATAATGTCTGGTTTTACTACCACAGCAACTTTATCAGAAATGATAAATAAAATGCGTTATAAAAAAAGGAAGAAAAAAAGTGGCAAAAAAAAGAAAAAGAAGAAAAGCACCTAAAGGCTATCACTATATGCCAGATGGTCGATTAATGAAAGACTCAGCACATGGCAAGAAGAAGCGTACCAAAAGATAAAAAAACAAAGATACCTAAAAAATATCTTAGTGGCCTTAAAGGTAAGAAACGAGGTTCAAGAGCAAAGTTATTAAAATCAATGGCTAAACTTTATAAATCTGGTGCTACTATTCCACTATCAATGTTTAAAGCGAGAGTAAAATAATGGCTAGAGCAAAACCATTATCTCCTAGAGTAAGAGCCACTTTAAGAGCAAAAGCTAAAAATAGAAAAAACATAACTTACGGACAACTTGTAAAAGTATTTCGTAGAGGTCAAGGTGCTTGGCTTACAGGCTCAAGACCAAGAATAGGTATGCAACAATGGGCATTTGCTAGAGTTAATTCTTTTTTGCGTGGAAGCAGAAAACACGATACAGACCTTAGAAGAAAAAAAAAGAAATGAGTAAGTCAGCTTTACAGAAAATAGAATCTCACGAAAAACTTTGTCGTATAATGCAAAAAGCTACACATGATAAAATTAATGATCTGCAAAGCCAGATAAACAGAATTGAAAAAATAATGTTGATCTCCGTTGGTGCTTTAATTAGTTCAATGGGATATGTAATTATGATCTTGTTAGACAAGGTGTAATCTTTACATTACTATAAAATAAATATACAAGGATTACTTGTATGGCTCATAAAAGAATTTTGGTTATTTCTGATATGCACATTCCATATCAACACCAAGACGCAATAAAATTTTTATCCGAAATTAAAAAAGAATTTAAACCAGATACAATAATTAATATTGGAGATATGCTAGACTTTCATGCAATCTCAATGCACACCCACGACCCAGATTTATATTCTGCTGGAATGGAACTAGATCGTAGTAAAGAATATGTAAAACAATTAGAATCTATATTTCCTCAAATGGTAGAAGTAGATAGTAACCATTCTAGCTTAGTTTATAGACGTGCATTAAAATATGGAATGAGCCGACAGTTCTTAAAAGATTATGGAGACTTCTTAGGAACTAAAAAATGGAAGTGGGTTGATGATTTAACTTTAACAATGTCTAATGGTCAAAGATGTTTTTTTACTCATGGACGAAGTGCAGATATTTTAAAGGTATCTCAAACTATGGGAATGTCAGCAGTACAAGGCCATTACCATACAAAGTTTGTTATAAGCTATTGGGCAAACCCAGATAATATATTTTTTGGAATGAATGTAGGTTGTTTGATAAATCAAAAAAGTTTAGCTTTTCAATATGCTAAAAACTTTAAAACCAGATTTATTGTAGGTTGTGGAATTATACTAGATGGCATACCAAGACTACTTCCTATGGTTTTAAACAATAAAGGAAGATGGATAGGTAAGATAGTCTAAAATGGGGTCTAAATCGCACAAAGAGGGGTCTAATTTAAGCAAATCAGCTTTGGATAGGCAAGTACAAGGGAATCACTATAAAAACTTTAAAATCCAACCTATTGAGTTTATTACAGCTAATAAGCTGTCATTTATTCAAGGAAATATAATAAAATATATATGTCGATATGATAAGAAAAATGGTAAAAAGGATATTGATAAAGTTATACATTATTGTGAACTTTTAAAGGAATTAGAATGATACAGTTTTTAGGATTATTAAAGAACCCATTTGTTAAGATTATTGCAGAGAAAACTGTAGGCGCAATATCACATAAATTAGAAAAAGATAAAATTATAAAAGCTAAAGAACTTGAAGCTACAAAAACAATATCTGTAGAACAAATAAGACAACAAGAACATTCTTGGAAAGACGAATGGTTAGTTGTTTTCTTTACAATTTTAATGGCTTGTCATTTTATACCATTTACTCAAAATGCTATGGAAAGAGGTTGGAAAATATTACAAACTGCTGACCCTATGTTTTGGTATATAATACTTACAATAGTTGGTGCATCTTTTGGTGTAACAACAATGAACAAGATTAAAAAAAAATAAATATCATTTAAAACTCAAATCTTATAATGTGTATCTATGTCAAAAGTAGATGCAATAATCGTAGAAGCAGAATTTAAAGTTCAATCTCCTTACAAAGAGTTTGGCCATTGGATATGTTTAAGATTTGTAGATACTTACCCACATTTTAATAAATTAAACGAAATGAAAGAAGTTCTAGAAAAAAGAGACGATCTAGAAGTAGTTCATTTTGATTATTCATATACAGGTATTCACGAAGATACCGACCTTAAATATTTAGAAATCACTAGACATTAATAAGTGCTAGGTGGCTCTACACACATATAGTCGTTTTACATTAATTAACTAATTGCCACCCAGCACCGAAACGATAATTATAGAGAGAGCATTAACTTATTATCGCTTCTATTGTTAGAGGAAAAAATATAGGCTACTGAATCTAAAGCCCAAAAACCCTCTGACAAATTCTTTACGAGTTGCCAAGTCTCCCTGACAACTCTATCCATAAACAGATTAATAGAGGAAAGAAACCAATTTTCATTTATGGAATATTTAATTCGGTTGTTTAACATTTAAAGCTAAATCCCTTTTTAATTCTGATTGTTTTAAACTTAAATACTTATCAAGATTGTTATAGTGAAATCTTGCCTTGATTAATTCTTGCTCACTCTCTGCATATTGTTTTACAATATCAACATACTCTGGGTCTAATCTAGCTTTGTGTTCAGCTTCTATAACTGTTTTAGATTCTAGCTTATGTTTTAGAAAACATTTAGAGAACATAGCTTTTTTACCAGATTCTAGTATTATAGTTTTTTTCTGCCACTCCGACCAATCTTGTGAAGCCTTTTCTAGTTTTCGATAAGCTTCTACGCTGTTCCAACTTACATAATCATCAATCATGGGTATAATAACATTTCCTCTGCATCTTTCTTTAATTGTCTAACTTGATCTCGAAGTTTTTCTATTTGAACGTCTTTAGTATCAATAATAGTTTTTAAAGTATCTATTTCTTTTTTAAGCCTTTCAATAGTTACTTCAAGATCATCACTTCTTAAATCCATTAGAATGGTGCGTCCTCTGGTAATTTATCATCAAAGTCAACTTGTGGCATAGCTTGTGCAATTGGCTTCATGCCGTCCACATTAGGTCTTGGTGCTTGTTTCTTAACCATAACAATACAAAAGACCTGTTCTAAATTACTTTTTTGATAAGGTTTTGGATTATTTGTTTCTTGCGTTTTGGTCATATATTTAGGTACATAACCAGCTTTATGATATTTTTGAACTTCTGGAGTCATAAACCATTCTGAAATCTGACTAAGACTATATTTCTTTTTGGTTAGACTACAAGTAAATTTTACTTTACTCGCTTCTCCGGAGAACTCATACTTTGGACTACTCGCACCTGTCGGCCATAATTTCATACTTAAACCACAGAACGGCATATCGAATTTACTTTTTTGATACATATTTACTCCTCATCAGTTGATTATATTTACGAACTTGCTCATTAAATAATAACTCGGATTTATGACAACTTAACAATCCAAGAAATGCTTTAAGATGTTCTTTTTTGTAAAGAATGTGTCTAGCTTCAAAATCTGCATTATCTTTTGGCAATCTAACTAGATACATTTTATTAATTTTCTTACCTGTCTGTTCTTCGTAGGCAAGTTTATATCCATGTAATTGATGCACCATATTTATAAAAATACCTTTAGATGTTTTTATATCTATGAGCCAGAGATTATTTTGTTGATCTTTGGCCACTAGGTCTAGTGTCCCACAAAATCCTCTCTCTGAATATAAAATCTTTTCAGACTCAATAACTTTAAGTTTATGTTTTGTCCAAAATCTTTTGAATTTATCAAAGCAACCTTTAACTACAGGGTCGCTTGGTTCAGTAAATTTTTCGTTCTTCAACCACATCTCGCAGTATTTATGAACCATAGAACCAATATTTAAAATATTA